CTTACTTCACTTCGGGCTTCAATAAGCTCGTCTTCAAAGAACTTAATTGCTCCTGGGATCTTATTAATATCTCTAGCTACTTCAGAGTAATATCCCATTTAATCTTCCCAATCATCAGCATCATCATCTACATCTTCTTCAAGATCTAAATAATAATTAATGGCTTGGTCCAATATGTCACAACTTCCTAATGCGTCTCTAAAACATTGATCATCAGCACCATAATCGGCACATGTATCTACAAATGTTTCAGCTGTTGACTCGATAGTTTTTTTATCTATACTATCTTTAAACGTACTCCACATATCAACTACAAGACTACTATCCATATACTTTACTCCTGTTCTAGTTCTACTGCTTCTGTAATGACCTCGTCGGTCATTTCATCATCGGTATTTACCACAGGTGCAGTTTTCTCGTTGTATTCTGACATAACCATATCAAGTTTAGGGCCTAACCATTGCTTGCGATAGTCAAGATGTTCTTCACCATTTAGATCAATGTACTTGAGTCGATTGCCTTGCTTAACTAACAAGTTCTTCTTCTCAAACAATTCAACTAGACCACTGTACGGATTCATACCAGTCTCATAAGGAATCTTCACTTGCACACCTTCGAAAGGTTTTGCATATCGAGTCTTCATTACTTTACAACCAGCACGTATTCCCATAACTTCTGAGATCTTGTTGCCGTCTAGATCTTCTTTTAACTTCATCTTCTTCATTGCAACAACAATACTTGATGCATAGATAAAGCCTGCGCCACCACTAATTTTATCATCTGGGTCAAACATATCTTGCGATGCATATGTGTGGTTAGTACATACTAAGCCTACGTTAAGTGATCCGATCATGTTAACAGTATTACGGACTAATGAAGTTAGTGCCTTGGGCTTACGACCCATATCACCTTTCATATCACCCTTGTTAAACTGATCAACATCTGTAGGTGTAAGTAACATACCTAAACTGTCAACTACAAACAAAATCTTAGGACGTTCTTCGTCTGGCATTGTTTTATAGTCAATCATAAACGTACTAATAGTTTTAGCAACGTCATCAATCATTGACATGTTTAGTTTAAGAAGTTTATCTTCTGATGTATCAACATCGAGAGCTTTAAGCCAACTCTCATCAAGTGCGTTCTCTGAGTCAATTAAGACTACAAAGATACCTTGATCTTGTGCCGCTTTTACAATGTTACCTGCACAGATATAACTTTTACCTGCACCAGATTCTCCTGCAAAAACAGTAACCTTACCTAGTGGAACACCTTTGTGAAAGTCGCCACTAATAAGATAATTTAAGGCATAGTTACCTGTACTAATCCAATCAGTTGGATCGTTAAATCCACTACTCATGCCTGTGATTGATTTAGTTAAGTTTTTACGAAACTTAGAAACGTCAAATGCTTTATTAGCCATTGTATCTCCTTATCAGATTATTCCAAGTAGGGTGTAGCATTTCTACTACACCCACTCAGTTTTTAACTAGCCTTGGCGTGAACGGATCATTGCAAGAATGTCTTCCGCTTTGTTACCATCGCCTGCCGCTTCAGTTACCGCCGCTGGTGCTTGTGGCACTACCGGTGCAGTTGCTTGTGCTACTGCTGGTGCATGTTGAGACTGTGGACTCGGTGTAGTTGCTTTAACAGGATCGCCTGTTGCCGCTCTTACGCCTGCTGGTCTAAAGTATTGACCAAATGCTTCCAAGTCGTATGCTTCACCATCAACTGATGCTTCAAACATTTTCTTGATAACTTCAACTGCTACTGGGTCCGGCTTCTTCGGAAGGTAGTCGCTCATGTTATACAAGCCATTGTCTTCAATTGCCTTATACTCTGCTTCATCTAACGGACGCTCTCTACGAGACCAGTTTGATGTTGAGTAATCAGCATATCCGCCTTTGGATGTTTTAGCAATCCTAAAGTCTACACCTGCGGTATAGTCTGTCGGTAGCTCGTTCATATCCGGATCCATTAATGCTCCCTTAATAATTTGGAAGATTTGTGGGCCAATTATAAAACGTCTGATTGGGTTTTCTGGAGTTGTATCCTCGCTAATACCGTTATCAGTCACAAAGCCTTGGAATACGTATGAACGCTTCTTCCAATACTTTCGACCCATATCTTCTAGCTTTGGATCTTTGAACCAAGCACGTACTTCGGAAAGTACTGGACACGTATCACCATACATTTCCATACAAGGTACTTGTACCTGTACTGGACGAGAATCTGTCTCGCCTTTAATTCCAGCAAATGGAAGTTTGATCATCAAACGTTCTTGCCAGAAAAATGTATTATTTTCGTCACCATCGGGTAAGAATCGGACAGTACTGTTCGTTCCTTCTTTCAAGTTCCAAAATGGGTAAATTGCGTTGTCGCCGCCGCTTGAGTTGTTTGAACCACCTGTGCGTGATTCCTGCTCTTTGAGTTTAGCTCTAATTTCTGCTAAAGTTGCCATAGTTATGCCTCCTATATGTTTTTAAGCCTATGTGCTTTTGTGTGGAATATTCCACTGTGCCTATTTGTGTAGTAGCACTATTATAGTGTACTACAGATATTTAGTAAAGTCAACCGTTGGGTTGCCAAAAAAGTGATTCTTAGTTATTAATGCCTGCTAACGATTTGATTCTTTCCATCTCGTTATCTTTTCCTGCCATTAGTCTGCCTATCATCTTCTCAGCTACTGGTACGCTGTTTTCACCAAATTCTTTTTCACAAGCAGTAATTACCGCTTGTTCGCCTTTTGGAAAGTTGTTAGTTGTGTAGTCATAATAACTCTTAACTAGCTCTTCTAACTTCTGTCCTGGTGTTCTATCATCACCTTCTTCGCCGTCCATATCGTCCGGAGTGTCAGGGTGCATCATCTGTCCTTTACTATTGATTTTGACATCCATAGTATCGTCGTCTTCGTATTTGTCAGCATCTTTTTGTAATGCCTTTTTACGTTTAATTATTTCAGCGGATAATTCTGGATCTTTTGATGTCTCTGGATCCATTTGAAGATCTTGCAATGCTTTTTGTTTAGCATCGTAGTCATCTTTATCTACTGTCTTTGTATACTGTGATTCTGTTTCAAGATCACCTGTATCAATTTTATTCATAACTGCTGGGTTTTTTCCTTTAAGATATTTCATTACAAGTGGTCTAACGCAAGTGTCTGCGTCTTTCTGGCCAACTTGTTTAAACATGTCAAGTAGC